TCCCATTACCACCCTGCCCACCGGACAATGTGGTTCATTAATTTAAGCCATTATTACAATGTTTGTTCCAAGTTCCTTTAAGTTCTTTTCAAGATACTTCTTTATTTCAGCCTTAGCCTGATTTACCCAAAGTCCACCATCAGCTTCTATTAATGTGAACTCAGGTATGTTGTCAGAGCCGTCAATTCTAAATACAAAACTTGATTCAGGCTGCGTAATTTCAAGAAATGTTCTGTATGGAATGAGTGACACCGGATTTGGAACTATTACGTCTGCACGACTGGCAACTCCCTGCTGGATTGTTGTCTTCTGTGTCACACCATCATCACCATAATTAGCTGTGGTTTTTGCTTCTATGTTTCCTGCAACCTTCATTATTGCTTCAAGGTCAGATGTCTTTACAAACATTGACTGTAATTCAAGAATAAACTTGTCCTGTGTTACCCAGCGGTTTGCTTTGAAATGTGGAAGGTCTGCTTCAACAGTAATTAATTTTTCCCTGTTTCTCTCTTCATCCAATCCTGAAATTAAAGTTATTTCTGATGGTGACTTTATCTGTATGATCATCTTGTCCCTTAACTCCTCAGTACAACCCTTGATATAATCCACCAATGCTGTAAGTGTTGACACTGTTAGCGGACTTGCCTTTTCATTTACGTCATATCTTCTAAGTTCCTTGTCACAGTATGTTCTTCCATTAATTTCCACTATCTTTGGCTCCATTGCCTGTTCCTTTAATTCTGTTACATACTTCATTGCTTCCTTTATCATTTTTATAATCCTCCTATACTTCTCCTACTTTTCTTAAGTCAACTATTTTATTGTTTCCAATTATCTCGCCTGTTTCAGTATCCACCTGCACGGCTTCATTACCATACATTGTGTTTTCATCAAAGGTCATCTGTCCAGGTAATTCATTACCAATTTCCACTGCCTCAATGTCTCCTGTCTTAAGATTTGTTCCACAGGTCATTGTTGTTACTGCTCCCAATTCAGGTGCAAGTGATGTCTTTGCCACAACTCCTGTTGCAACAAAATTTCTTGTTTCATTCGGCTTGAATGCTATCGTTACAGTGATTTTTCTTGTAGCCTTAGCATCCGTGTTCGGATCCTGAATGTTCTTCATTACCTTTTCCATTGCCCTATTTACCTGAACCGTGAATGCTCCGTTTGCAAACTCCTCCATGTTAATGTGTTTCATTGCTTCTTTCCTCCTTAATGTAGTTTCCTGCTTCATATTCCCTATATATCTGCATCCAATCATCAAGTGTCATTGTCACCAGAATGTCTGCATTGTTTTTCTTGTGAAACACTGCCGGAAGTTCATCCTGCCTTGAATCTCTTCTTGCCTGCTCCATCCAGTCATACAAGTGCATTTTTTCCTGATGTTTTGCTTCTATATGTATTCCCGGAAGTCCCACAACGTCTGCATCACCATTTGCCCCACAATACTGCTGACCTCTTCTGGTTCTGTATCCGTATTCCCTTAGATGCCTGGCAAGTTGTCTTTCAAACCTTGCCCCCTTCTGCCTTGCATTAACTGCCATTCTGTATCTCCCTTACTCTTTTCCTTGTTGCCAGCAACGACCAACCTATTCTCTTTAATCTGCTGCTTTCCTGTTTGTAATACTTAATGACAAGTTCATCTTCCTCGCCCTCTATTGGTTGAAAATACCCTTGTCCATTGGATAGATTAAGTATTACCGTGTTTCTTCTGGCCATTGCAATTTCTTCCCTTATGTCTCTGTCTGACAATCCGGTCACCTTCTCTAGCTTTTTTCTTGAAATCGCATTGTCCTTTCCGAAAGGGATGTAATCTGAAATGTTCATTGTCACGTCTCCTTTCTGCCTGCCACCATTCAGGTGACAGGTCTTACAATTTTGTGATATATATTTTGATTTATGACTGTCTGTTTTTTAATAATTGAAGAATGGCTTTGATTCTGTCTGAACCTTTTTTTCAGCCGGTTCCTCATTGTTTTTCTTTTCTTCTGGAACACTCTCTGTTTCCTCAACTGTCTGTTCTGCTGTCTGCTCCACTACTTCCTCATAAGTTTCATCTTCTGACTGCTCAACAGGTGTTGTTTCCACATATGTATGTGTTCCATCCTCATTAATTACTGTCATGTCGCTGTCAAGTGCTGTCTGTAGGTCAATGCTCATTATTCCCCACTTGCTTATGATTTGTCTCAACATTGTCTTGTATGCCATTCCGTCAAAGTCCTTGCTCCAGAAGGTCCACTTCGTTCCCTTCTTCAAGTCTGATGCATATCCCTGTGAATACTTCACTGCGTGAGCCTTCATCTTTTCCTTTGACCAGTACATTGCCTTCCTAAATCCATTGACATACTCAAACATTGCATAATAGCCAATTGTTTCTGCCTTTTCTCTCTCATTTTCATCTGAAATGAGATTGTCTTCATTAAGTGGATCGAATCTGATTAACTCACCTTTCTTAATTGCCAGCACATTTAACTTCTTATACTGTCCTGATCTGATTGCCAGCTGAATGTAGCCCTTGTATCCAAGCTGGAACTGTGCCACCTTTGTTCCTGTTTTGTTATCCTTGAACGGAACCATGTAATACTGTCCAAGCTGTGGACTTGGAGATAGATTAAGACTCTCTCCAAGCAATGCTGCACTTACTATTGATGAATTTTGACATTCCTGTAATGTTGGATTGTTTCCAACCGCACTTACTATTGAACTGATGAATCTCTTTCCGTTCTTTCCACCAACAACCTCATTAATCTGATTCTTTACCGCATCATTTTTCAAATATGCCGTAAAACTTGTTTCTTGTCTTTTTGCCAAACTGTTTGATACTGCCATTTCATTTCCTCCTACTGTATCTGCTCATATTTAATGTTGTTTTTCGTAAGGAACTCACCCAATGCATTGAGCTGGTTTCCTGTTCCACACACCCTGATTACTATTGTGTGTGTCTTCTCTTCCTGATTTTCTTCTGTTCTTTCTTCCTGTGCCTCTTCCTCAACAGTCTGTGAAACACTTTCCTGCTTCTGCTCCGGTTCCTTCTTTCCTGCCTCTGCAAGTTTTTCGGCTTCTGCCTTTTCTCTTGCCTGTCTTTCCTCAAGTTCTGCCTTTCTTCTTGCCTCATACTCGGCTTTTCTTCTTGCATTTTCCTCGTATGTCTGTTTAACCATCAATGCTTCTGTAATGTTGAGGGTTTCAATGTATTTCTTTTTCATTTCAAACTGATATTCACCGGTTTCAGCATTAATGACTTCCAAGTCGTGTCTTACACTGTCTCTCATATGCTCCATTTCATTGGTTATTGACTTTAATGTTGTTGTCAAATTTAGATAACTTTCCTTGAAAACACGTTTGAATGTGAGTATCTCCTTCAGCTCTTCGGCACTTGCAAAGGTCCTGTCATATATCTCCTCAACCTTTATGAGCTTCTCTTCCCTTTTCTTCTGGTCATAAGCCTTTACCTGACTGTCAATGTTGGCATTTGCCTCATCTACAATTGCAATCAGTTCCTTTACCTGGCCTTCAAACACACTGTATGGTTCAAGCATCATCTTCTTGACATCTTTCTTTCCGTCATTTAATGCCTTGCTGAACTTATTAAGTGTTGCCCTGTCAGCCTTTGCTTCCTTTATGTTTTCATCCGTGTACACCAATGACTTGTACACGTTTGCCTTTTCAGTAACTTCTTTTTTTAATTCCTCAAAGTTCCAATCAATGTGCTTTAGTGCATTATCCATTGTTGGATTGTAAATTTTTAATTCCATCTTTTTGGTATTCCTCCTGTTTTAAATTTCCGGCAGAATGAGAGCCGGCTTTTTTCTTTTTTTCACAAGCTCCATGAACTCCCTTTCTGACCTTTTTATTATTTCAATGTCTTCCTCAACATCTGTCCTTTCAATGTGATAATCCTTTGTGATTAGTCTTATGCTCTTATTCCACACACTCTTTATCTGTGCCCTGAGTTCGACAAACTCATATTCCGTCACCATCAGGTAATGAAGCACCTGTATGTAATAATTGTCCGGGATGTGTTCACCATCCCATTTTTCCTTGTGCATTGAACCAAAAAGCTCACTGGTCTTGCATTCAAATATGCCCTTCCTCCCGGTTTCAAGTTCTGTCAGTTCTCCATCAAGTGATGCGTGAGCAAACGGATACTTGTCATTGAGAAGCATGTTATCACCAAAGTATTCAACCTTGTATTCCGGGTGGTCCAATGCAAATATTGCTCTTATGTGTTCCTCTGCCCTGCTTCCATATATTACATACGGTTCATTTGATATGTCTCTTGGCTTGGTTATTCCAACCATTTCATTCCAAAACTCCACATTGTTCTTGTAGGGATTAAGTCCCAACACTGCTGCTGCATCAGAACCACCTATCTTTCCCTTTCTTGCAAGAAGCCATTCAGGTTTACTTGCAAATTTCTTTCTTGTAACCATTTCTAATCAACCTGTTCATTAAGAATTTCATCCGTGCAGTGCATCATCAATGTAACCAGTATCACCATTCCCAGAGCCACAAGTAACTGCCCTGCCTTGCTGTCTACCTCAATCCAGCCATTGACTAACATCACTGCTCCTGTTATTACTCCTATTACCACGTTCTTGAATCCGTTAAGTACTCTGTACTTTTCAGCGATAATGTGGTAATCTTTAAGTGGTTTATTTTTGTAAGAGCTTGAACGTAGTGGTGTATATTCAGGCTCTTCTTTTTTGGTTTCTTTTACTTCTCTTACTTCAAGTCTTTTGTTTGTTTCCATAAGCTCTCCTAACTGAACATTAAATGTATGAATTTATTCAACATTTCATTTTCTTCTCTTGACAGTTTATTTTTGTTTTCTCTTACACGCTTTTCAGCTTCTTCATCCGACATCACAGAATATTCCAGCAACATCTCAAACATTTCCTTTCCTATGTTTTCACCATGCTTTTTTATAAAATGCCTCTTTACAGCCTCCACAAATATCATTGCCTCACATTCAATTAATTCATCAGGACCTGCCATTGTTGCCTTGTTTTTGTCTACAATAATCATCCTTATCCTCCAATCTTTCTTACCATTTCGGTAGTCTTTTCATCCGTCCAACTATTTGGCTTAGTCAGATGCGGACACAAAGTGTTATTAATGTTCATCTGTCTGCCCAAGGGACAGCTCTTACAACTTCCTGAATACTTAATGCAGGTCTGCCTTAAGTTTCTTAAGCTGTTAATTGCTCCCACCAATTCAATCACCCCTTTCTCTTTTGCGTAGATTATAATTATGGAAAGTATTCCCTAATCTCTTTAAAATTTCTTCTGCTTTTTCGTTAGACACTATGCAATCATCATGAATGATTATTTGTGTTCTTCCGATATTAAATTCCTCTACTACCATCCCCTAACCTCCTTCTGTTCTTTTAAATACGATATGTTTATTTGAATTTGTCCTATTCCTACTTACATTTTGATGAAGTAATCCATTACAATTATTAATCACGTTCCAGCACAGCCCATATTTTATTTCTTTTTATCTTCCATTGTGGTTTCTCCTAAAACTGAAAATCTCTTGTATAAAATGTGTGATACCAAATTCTTAATGCCCGCTCGTTCTTGTACCATCTAATAAAAGGTTGGTAGTCTGCGTGTCCTCTTTTTTTTCTCTTAATGCTCCAGCCGTTACTGTGCTTTTTGAATTTTAATGTCATTGTATATCCTCCTATAATTTCCACAGCGCCTGCACAATCAAGGCATTGACTGTTAAGCCTTTCTTCTTTGCCAGCTCCTTTAACCTCTTGTGTAACTCCACTGGTATTCTTATTGTTGTCTGTATCATTCTGTACTCCTTTCGTTTTGGTATCATAATGATACGACTTTTACCGAGGTTTTCCTTGTGCTGTAGGCACGAGGTTTGTCAACAGTTTTATAAGATAAATTAACGAATCTGTTCGATAATATCTCTAATCATTGATGTTCCTGAATCCATATGAACATTTGCAGTTTTCACTGCTCCGTACCAGAAAGTCGCCACAACTGTTTCGTTGTCTTTGTTGTATTTCAAACTTTCCAATTCCTGAAAATCTCTTGTTTCCTGTAATACTGGTACTAATAAATCGCATATTTTCTGTTTATCTTCCATTTGTTTCTCCTCTTTTCTTTTTATTTTCTACTTTTTGTAGAATAGGAAGGTAAAAAAATATAGTCCTGTGGCATATTATATATTTTTGACATCATCTCCATTTCTGGAATACCTGGAATATTTTTTCCTTTCTCCCAATTAATTATTGTCTGTTTGCTAATTCCCATTTTTTTTGCAACTTCTTCCTGTGTAAATCCTGCATTAACTCTAGCTGCTGCTAAAGTAATTTGCAACTTCTTTTCCAACAACCTATTTTCTCCTTTCCTTTTTATGCGAGAACACCTATATAAGGGGAGTTATGATAGATGCTCCCGCTCTGTCCATTCCCCGTTTAGCCGTTAGGTAAGCTTGCCTCTGTACTTCAAATAAAATACGTATAACAATTTAGCTAAGCCAATACATATGAAGTACATTCCTAAAAATTTAATCATATTTACTTTTCCTTTTAGATATGATAACATTGGGTTAAGCAAGGGCTTTCGCCCCTGCCGGCTGACTAGAACAGCCTTTGAAGAATTATTAGGATAATTCCTACTATCAGGTCTATCAGAGCGTTTGCAATTCTATCTCTGATAGACTTTTTTGTTTCCTCTTCAATATTATCAAATATCTTCAAGGTTTTTCCTCCTTTCAAATGTTGCTTAACTACTTGGTACTCTTA